ATGTTGCCTGTATAGGTGGCATCTAGCTGTTTCAGCCTATACAGACCAAGTAAATGGCCGACAGCCCACACGATGCTGATAACACCGGCAGAGCAATCGGCCTCACATTTTGTTTTGATGTTTTTCGGATGGTATCCCACCAGCTTCAGCTGGTTCCAGAACGTCCATCTCTCATACTGATCATAACCAATCAAATCATTATTAGCACCCTCCTCGGCAAGCTGTGCAATCAGCTCACGCACGGAGGTATCCGGATGACGGAGAACACAGTTCCATGGTCTGTTGTAGTATGGAATGATTCTCCACTCTTTCCCTGTCTGGTCTCCAGCTGTACCACCGGAATATTTGCCATGTTCATCATAGCCGCTGTTAGCAATCATGCCATCACCTACGATTCTGAAATGTAAACGCCGTGAAGCGTCACGCTTTCGCTCATGGATACGGTGTTTTCCAAATACGCACCATCAGACTGGTTTTTCACTACAACGTTTCCAGTTGTGCCGAACGTTGTAAATGTTCCGCTTTGAACCGCTCTCGGCAAACCACCTGCAAGGCTTTCGCCCGTGGAGATACCAGAAGATGGTGTGAAGATGATTTGAAATTCTACAATCCGTCCGTATTTCTGCCACCAGTTCTCCGTGATTGTTGCGTTTTCAAGTGCAAAACCTGTGAGCGTCATTTCGCCGCTTGTATATGATAAATCTGCATTCATGATGATTCACGTTCCTTCCAGTTTGTGTTTGCCGAAATATAGTTTTTCCACGAAGAATCGTATGACGTTGCCTTGCATAGATACCGCAGTTCAACACGAAGCGCAATTACGTTATTTACACTATCTATATATGTTCCAGAAGGTGATTCCGTGTTCTTTCCGTTTTTTAACGGAATGCTTGTTCTAGGTTTTGCATATAGGTTTCCGTTCTGGTCGATTCGATATTCCACATCATAGAACGTCACATCGGCAACTTGGTGGCGCATTGTCAGATAACTCGGCGTTTTACAGACAAATCGAACCTCGTTCATCATCGGTTCTGGCAATCCTTCTGCAACCTTTCTCTCAACTCCTGCCGACAATGTTGCAAATGTTGCGTTGTCGTTTTGAAGTTCTATTGGTTCATTAAGCCACGGACGAAGAAGAATATTACCATAAACAAACAGGCCGCTTTTTCGGATTGGTTCTGATGTGACAGTGTAACCGCTTTCACCACCAACACCTTCCACATTGAAATATTTGTACCACGTAATTGTTCCGTCATTGTACTCGGTCATATTCGTGGAAGTAGTGGTCAAAGTCAGATCGTTGCTATACTGCAACGCTCCGCTTGTGTCAGCTTTCCGTTCTTCAAACAGTTCCGCAAGAACACTGGCAACCGTGTTTTGAACTGCACCAATAGTGACTTCATCGTATTCTTCCATCAGCACATTGTGGGTAACGTTCACCACCTGCTCCTGCACCACGGAATTGATCGGATCAATGGCAACCGTTATCACATCACCAAGTGACAGTGATTCGGTGCTTTTATATTCAAGATATGAATCAGAAGAACGGAGCGCTGCCATGTTCACTTCAAAAGCCGGCGAGATCTTCTCAGCGTTTAACCGCTGACCATATATCTGTGTGAGACGGATCAGATCGGCTTCTGTCAGCTTGTAGCCTATTGCACGGAAACCAACCGCCGCCGCCGTGTCAGTCAAATCAACAACGGTGTACCTGTTGTAACTCGGCTGAATGGGCAGGTTTGGTATCTCGACCACTTCCGGAAAACTGTTGTTTACCGTTGGATCTGACATATACCACTGATATACTTCGTCACCGGAATCATCCAAACCTAGCTTTCTTGTATAAAACGGAATCGCATGGGTATAGATTTCAAAGTCACTGTAATCAATGGTTCTTGTGAACGATTCAATGTTTTTTCCATACCGCAAATAGATCTCCGTAGAGCGGTCAGCGCTCAAGCTGTCCGGATAGGATATATAAACATCAAAGTTGTCGAATCGCACAGACAGACCGTACACGGTGATGAACCCATCTTTTCCAAACAGCACATCCCAGAATGACGGAACTTCTTCCGCATCGGTAATCATGGCATACAGGTCATTCTGCTGGATGTTCCCCTGCGTCACCATGTTGATGTACGTCAGCTGATAGAACATACTTGCCTGTGTGATGTTCGTCCAGAACGTGAACGGAATGTGATAACCGAAATTCTTCGTGCCGGCCAGTGTTCCATAGCTTCCATGAGAGCCTTGTTTCGCTCCAACATGAACCATGTTCAAAGAACGGATGATGTCCGGAACCGTCTTGCCATACACCCATGCTGTTGGATAGTATCTAAGCCTGTGCCGCACATGATGTGCATCGACCTCGACAGTCATGCTTTCCGTTTCTGTAATCTTGTAGATGTCAAACAGCTGGATGTTTCCGTGCGGTTCGACCTGTACTCCAATGACATTGGAATAATCCAACAGCTCCACATGGCTGCCGTCAAGCGGATAGACTATATGCAGTTCACAGGAGTAATCTTCCAGGTTGTTGTCAACTGTACATTCAATGCAATCCACAAGCCGTCCAAGACCGTTAGAATTGCGCTGTGTATCGTTTTTATCGTAGACAACTGGTATCATGCCGTCCACCACCTCGGCTTCATAGAAACGCTTGTAAAGCCAATTGCCAGAATGATTGATTCTTTGTTTCCTGCAAGAACAGGAAAATGAGGATAATCGCCAAGAGTATCGGACAATGTAATCTTGCTGTTCAGATTCACATACTCACCATTTGAAACACCATAGCAATCCATGTTTTCGCAATCAATGAAATATTGACCGCTCGTTCCTGCCAGAACCATCGTGTATGTTGCTTCATCATTGCTCACGATTATTCTTCCGTTTCCTGTGACGGTGAAGAATGGTTTTGCGTCAAAGTAAGTCGGATTCAGCATTGTGGTTGCCGTGGATGATAATGCAATCTCATTCTCTCCATCCACCAGCCACCGCTCCGGACGGCAGTTGAACGCCATGTCGAAAGCGCACTTGTTCATGAAGCGGTCATGGTTGATTTCAAAACCGCCCTCAAACCTTGCCATCCGGAACTCATTCGGATTAAAGCTGTCCTCTAAACGGCAATAGCCCACGCGAGAGAGCATATAACCCCTCAATGCGCGTAGGCTTGTTGTCATGTCCTCGTCACGGATCACGCCAGTGTAAGTGATCGTGATGTTTTCCAATCGAGCATTATCAATAATTATCTCGCCGTTTTTGCCAACAACTGACTCACCGGCAGTGTCACGGCCTGGAGCGTTAAGAGTGGCAAACCCATAAATGTCACAATCGAAATCGACTGTGTTTTTTCCGTCAAATATCAAGAAATTATTCCATATCATGCGTATGCCCTCTTCACGTTGTATTGTTTCATAAGTATGTCATTTACTTCTCTTGCAATCGTTCTTGCGTCATCCTTACCGCCGTTGATGGTGATGTTCACGGTGCCGATGGTTCTGCTCTCGTTGTTTGCTGCAACTCCAGGTGTAGACATCAGCAGTGTGTTTCTTCTGGCAAGAGCAAGAGATGCCGCCAGGTCACGGTTGGCCATTTCACCCAGCTTGTCAGCCTGTGTCGCTACAAGGCCGGATTTGGAAGCGATACCGTTTGCCAGACCTTCATCAAGCCAAACACCATACTGATAGAACAGTTTTGACGGAGATCCAATGTGGAATGCACCCTTAACAGCTCCAACAACAGCCGCTGCCGCCGCTCTGGCTCTTGCTACAACTGAACCAATTGCCTGTCCAATACCATTGGCAAGACCCATCAAAAGGTTAAAGCCAGCGGATGCCATATCGCCAACAAATCCACCAATTGCGGAGATTGCCGACTGAACAGCATTGGATGCCGCGTCAATAACGTTTCCAGCCGCGTTTGAAATACCGGTTGCCACGTTCTGGATGTATTCAGTGCCTTTACTAAGCCATTGTCCAACAAAACTAGCGGCAGTGCTGATTGCATTTGTGACAGCACTTGAAACGCCATCCAGGAATCCACCAACACCATTCGCAAAGCCTGTGACAATGTTCGTGATGAAATCAGTGCCGTTTTGCAGGAACTGACCGACAAAGCTGGCGGCGGTCGATACTGCGTTTGTCACGGCCTGTGATACGGTATCAATGAAACTGCCAATTCCATTGGCAAAACCAGTAACAACGTTTGTGATGTAGTCAATGCCGTTTTGCAGGAACTCTCCAACGTGGGAGGCAGCTTCAGAAACAGCTTGACTGACAGCAGAAGCAACGGATTCAATGAATGAGCCGACTCCGGACAAGAAACCCTCGGCAAGCCCCATGATAAGTTGCAAGCCAGCGTCAATGATTTCCGGTAATGCACCTAGAATTGCTCCCAAGATCTGTGGGAGAGCCTCCAAAATAGCCGCCACGATTTGCGGAAACGCCTCTGTGATAGCTGTTATGATCTGAGGAAGCGCTTCTGTTAATGCCGTTACAATCATCGGAATGGCCTGTGCAACCGCATCAACGATTTGAGGAAGCGCAGCAGCTATTGCCGGAATACCCTCAACAAGACCCTGCACAAGCGCGATAATTATCTGCCCAGCTGCACTGATCAGTTGAGGCGCGGCTGAAGCAATCGCCTGTATAATAGTCGGAACCGCTTGTGCGATAGCCGGAATCAGTTGCGGAATCGCATTCGCTAATCCTGTTGCCAGCTGCGAAATCATGTCAGCTCCGGCAGTGATAAGTTGCGGAGCAACGGCAGAAAACACTCCAACAAGCACTCCAGGCAATGTACTAAACACACTGCTTATCATTGGTGCTACGTTATTTGCAAACGTAACAATAGAATTGCCGAACTGGTCAAGCAATGGTCCCATGTCAAAACCCATCGCCATACCGCCAAGCAGGTTCTCCCACGATGCTTTCATCATGCTTGCGGAACCGCTTACCGTGGTTGCCGCCTCGCTTGCCGTTGTTCCTGTGATTCCCATTTCCGTCTGCACAGCGTGAATTGCTTCTGTAATATCAGAGAAATTGGAAATATCGAATTTTTTGCCTGTTAGTTTCTCGGCGTCAGAAAGCAACCGCTCCATCTCTGCCTTGGTGCCACCATAGCCCAGCTTTAAGTTATCAAGCATGCCATAGTTGCCACGAGCCAGAGACTGGTATGTTCCCATAATGCTCTGCATGTCCGTACCCATTTTGTTGGAGTTATCGGACATATCGCGCACAGCCTGATCAGACAGTTTTGCGGCTTGCTGAACATTGCCACCAAGTGAGCCGACCATTGACGCGGCAAAACCGGTGACGGTTTCCATGTAATCGTTGGCACTCAATCCGGCAGAGCTGAATGCGTTATTTGCGTTTGATATTACTGCGTCAGACGCACCTTTAAACAACGTTTCTACGCCACCGATAGACTGCTGCAAGTCAGCGCCTTGAGTGATGGATTCTTTCAGCACCTTGCCAATGCCAGCCGCTACAACGCCCTTTTTAATCATAGAACCTAATGATTTGGAAACGCCACCGCTAGATCCTTCAATAGATTCCTCGATTCCTTTTTGTATGCCGTCTGCTGATGGTACGATCTGTACATACGCGGTACCCAGATCAGCCATGTTATCCCCCCTTGATTTGGGACAGTATCAAGTTCCTTGCCTTTTCAAAATCTTCCGGTGTGGCAAACTTAAGCGGCTTATTTGCCTGTTTGTCCTCATCACCCATCATTGCTTCAACAATGCTTTGCGGACGGTTTCTGTTTTTGCTTCCGTCCTTGGATTGCATCCACACCAGCATGGACAACCTGTCCACAGCAGAGGCAAGTAACAATAAATCCGGCGGAGTCTTTAACTCTGCTAGCTTCATTTTCGTTCTTGAATCGTTGCCTAATCCTGCGCAGAGGATAGCGATATACATTGCATTGAATGCTCTGTAATCATAGATATGATAAGTTTCTGCCATGTCGCAGATAAACTCATTCCTGGCTTCACTCAAGCACAGGATCAGGCATCTTAGTTTTTTAGTTCTTCATCTTTGTTGTCGGCAGCCAGAATATCGTCAAGCTGTTCCCTCATGGCCTGTGCCGGGATGCGCTCTCCGTCTTTGCTCATATGCTTCTTCAGAGCGTCAAGCTGTTCAACGCCAAGAATCCTCCGCATTACGGAAACGATTTTGAAAGGCTTGCCGTTATCGCAGTCATATATATCCTCGATCAGTTCCCAGCTGTCCAGCTCGTTTTTGTCAATGGAAAACTTGAAACCTGTGCGAGTGGTTCCCTTTATGTTATCTGCCATTTGTAATCTCTCCTTGTATGTTGGTTTAATTTGTCATCAAGTGCCGCTTCCAGAAGAAGCAGAGGCCGATTTGGTGTACTCATAGTGAGTATTTCCATCCTCATCCGGACTTGCGGAGATGGTCAGCTCATAGCCAACCGCCTCACCGTCCACATAAACGATGTCTCCGAACTCGGTAACTTTACCGCTCGGAATGACGATGCGGTGCAGAACACCATCACGGAGGATCGAGTCGATGACCCAGGAACAATCTTTCTGTTCCTTGCTGTTAACTTCAACTGCGATTCCGTCTGCAAGTGTTCCGGTGACATTGTCATCACCAAAACGTGCTTTCTTGACTTCAGTACTGATGGTCTCAAGCAGAGTGAACGTAAACTTATCAGCGAACCCTGTGGACAGATTCAGAACGGTGTCACCGCCCCAAGCCTTAACGTCCTCAGTATCGATCTCGGTGGCGTTTGTAACACCATCTTCGGAAACATAACCAAGTGCCTTAAATGCGTCGTTCAGAGAACCATTCGCAGTGGTCGGCAGGGCTGTTCCTTTAGGTGCGCGGTAAATCGGTCCACTTACACCAGGCTTACCAGCGCTAACATTTCCAACAGTAGACATTAATCTACCTCCTATAACTTAGTAGTGAACGAGATCAAAAACCGCCTGGTAGCGGTATCTCTTAGTTGTTGCATCCGTAAAATTGTAATCGGATTCCAATGAACACTTGCTCACATCGTTTGATGCCGTGGGCATGTCCATCATTGCGGCAATGACCTCAGTATTGAGCTGTGCCGCCTGTTCCATCCTCGGTGCATAACTCTGAATGGCAACTGTTGCAGTGAATATCCGATTTTTATGGTTGCTTCCTGTTTTTTCAATCACAACAAAACTGGACGGTGCTGTTTTGGGAACTTCCATGTAACAGCTAACGTCCAGCTCTGCCGTGAGATAATCTAATATTGTCTTTTCAATCATGGTCAACCTCCGCGCGCTTTCAGCAGAGTATTGTTGTCAAGGTTATCTTTTTCTGCCTCGTTAGTTGCGGCTCTTATCGTTGCGCGACATCGTGTTGAACCGACATTCACCATCATGTCATAACCGTTTCCGGCTCTGCCAAGGACGGCCTGTCCAAACTCCGTAATCACGCCCAGTGAACGATTCTGCAACAGATCCCGGACTCCGGCACGGTTGAGAACGAATTTATCAATCTTCATTCCCATCAGCCATCAACCTCCGCTGCAATCTCTTCATCCTGGTTCCAACGCTCAACGCTGATTTTACGATTCCATTTCAGCGGAATCATATCCTCAATTCCCTCACGGACAATGCCGATGGTTCTGTACGTTTCGCCCCAGAAGCGCACATGTGTGTTTTCCCAGACATGTGCATCACCTTTGGGAATCCCCAATACATATCGTGTATGCCTTCCCTCAAGGTTTGTTGAGGTAATCACATCACTGGATTCCTCTGGTGCGACAAGAACATTATCAACATCGATCCATTCATAGGAATAGATCGGAGCATTGAAATCATCCACACCACTTTCTGTGCAGACAAGCAGCTGAATCGTGATTCCTTTAAGCATTAAAATCACACTCCGTGCCTGGAATAAGGTTCTGTGCCGGTGTGTACGATGTCACCAGCCGTTTACCAACGCCAAGCAGAGATTTTTCCAGCTTGGATAAATAAAGCTCACCTACTGAGCCGCCGCTTCCAATCGTCCATGATTGAGAGTAGCCAAGTGCCGACATGCTGCCCTGTGTTGCACCAAACGGAACGCCTCCATCTGCCGCTGTCAACGCTCTGCGGATCGCTCGACAGGAAACCACCTGTTTAACGTCCGGCTCTGCGTTTATGTTGTAGGCATCAATCAGCACTGCTATCTCCGTGAGCAGAGTCTCGCATACCCCTTGTTCTTCGTTTGTCAATGTGCGGAAACCGTCTTCGACCTGTTCCACTGTTGCGTATGCGCTCATATGCTCACCTCATTTCTTTGTGGTTTTTCTCGTTTTCCTCGGTTCTGACGATTCTGCTGGTTTTTCCGCTTTCTGGTGTTCAGCGGCCAGCTTAAAGCCAGCCGCCTTATACTCATCTACGCGGTCATCCGCAACCCACATTTCGCCGCCGAAATGGTTGATGAATTTAACCATTAGGACTGAGGCACAGCACCAGTCAGCAGGTTGAAGCACTCGGTGTCGGCGCGGAAACCAACTTCGATCTCTGCACGAACTGCGACCATGTTCTGCTGCCACAGGTTGATGGTGGATGCGCTGTCGCCGGAGCCAACGGACAGAGTGGCGGTATCGGATACGGAGATCTCCACACCGTTCACAGTGCCGTACATGGCTTTCGTCCAGTC